GCCTAAGAGAACAGGAAATTTCAGATTATCTCGGTGGAAAAACTGGTTACGTCTGGGGCGTTTCCGATGTAGTTGACTACTGCTGCACAAAGGGATACAGAATCCGCAACATTTCAGAATTTGGTATTCCACGTTCTCCACGAGCGTGGCAGCATGCAACAAAGTTACCCGATGATTGGAGGCGTGAACCATGAATAACGACCTGATTTCCCGCTCGGAAATCCTTAATGCAATCGAAATTGAAGAGCGAGCG